GTGGGTCGACAGAATCCATGCCGACACGTTCAGCCAGCTTCCCTGCCAGCGTTGCGAGTGCTGTACTCATCCGTTTTATACCTCTGAATCAATATTAATTTGGTGACGGGCGATGGTTTCAGCCATGTAGCGGATGTGTTCTGCCATGCGTTCCTGAAAATCGACATCGTCATCAAATGCACGGGAAATAGCTTTTTTGCTGGCCCCGTGACGTTGCAGATTATCGATGCATAGCGATTCAAACAGGTGTTGGGGCAGACCTTTTTCCAGGTCGTCTGCCAGCTCAGCTTCAGTTTCTTCACGGGCAATTTGCTGGTAGTGTCGTGCCCATGACTGCTCTTCAATGCGATCGGGGATAAGCCAGGCATTCATGATTTATCACCTCCGAAATTTTCAAGCCTGTTGGCAATCATGATGGCGATATCAGGGATTGCTGGCGCTGTGGCTATACATGCGGGGTTGGCGCACAAACCATAGACGGCGGCAATCACGAGCTGTCTTTTCCAGTCGAGAGTTACTGGCTCAGAATTGGCGTCATCGCCGGACGTATCACTGCCTGGCTCGTTCTGAACAACGGTTTCGCCCTCCTGAGCGGCATCAACAGAGTTTTCCTGAATGATCTTCTCCTCAGTTTGTGCTGAGTCTTCTCCATCAGCGGCGTCATTTTCTCCAAAAGTTTCTGTGTAAGTGCTATCGCCCATTACCGCACTACAGTCAGGGCAGTTACCCCCGCCAGTCTGACCACAGACGCGGCAGTTTTTTTCCAGCTCCGGTTGCGCTACTGGCCCTGGCTGTTGCTCTTCTGACCCGTTTTGTTGCGTATCCGGGCTGTTTTGTCCCGCTTCTGGGGCAATTTGTTCCACTTTGGACTGATTCTGGTCCTCAGTGTCGCGAGTCTGGATCCCCTTCACCCACTTCGGATCAGCAGGGTTACTGATGCCTTCAACGAATTCTCCACGCGAGGCAGCCAGTAATTTGTCGGCATCGACTGGATTTTTTGGGGGGATGTTTTCCCTGGCTTTATTGAGTTCCTCCCTCAGTTCCTGGTATTTCGTTTCTACAGATGAGACATTTTCCAGTGATTGCGTGTCCTCATTATGTTTAACTGGAATTTCTTCCACTGATTCAGGCGCTGCCTGTTCATTAGCCATTGTGTCCGATGCTTGTTGCTTTTCTTCATCGCCATGTTTTCCTTCTGCTGTTCCGCGCTGCGGCATCGGTGCTGATGAGCGACCGCAGGCAATTTCCACGATTTCCGGATCCGGGTTAGCGTGATCGGTTTCGGTCAACACTTTGTTGAGATATTCAGTCACGCGTGCCGGGATGGCCTCAATGCCGATTGGTGCTTCTTTCACGGAAGCCACCACAATGGCGCGGGAATAATCCAGCCCACCGGGCATGGCGATAAATTTGTCGCGAAAAACAGAAAAGGGCGGCTTATTCTCTGACACGATTTCTTCAACGCGTTTTGCGTGTGCTGGGTGCAGGTTATAAATATCCACATCCATTGAACGGGCCAGAACGCCGGTGGCTACATCTCGTGCGAGTGATGTCTTATCATGTTTGAATCCTTCACCACGATCGGTAAGATTTCCGCCGCCAGCGTTAGCACCGGAAGGCGTACGGGTAATGCCTGAAACATAATTTCCGTTCTGCCATTCTTTTGTCAGCAGGCCCTGATCAAGGTAGTCAGTTTTCATCCAGGTGGAAATGAACTTGTCGAATTCAGCCGGGCTGATGCGATGATTTGCAGAGTGGGGGAATGCTTTCCCTACAGATTCAGCCAGGCGACTAAGGTGATAGTTCGTCAGTTTATCCAGTTCATGATGTGCGGCGCGCACAGCAGTAAGCAGGCTCTGAAGGTAACTGTCCTCTGTGTCCATCTCCATACGGATCACGTTATTGCGTTGTTCTGGTGTGGCGTGATGCCGGTATTTTCCATCTTCATCTTTGCTGAATAAGAAGAGGTGAAGGAAGCGATGAGTAAGGCTCAGAGTGGCGACGGGAATTTCACACTCAGAACAGTCATCGTCGCTGTCCGGGGATTCGCTTTTCTCCACATCATCCGGAATAGTTCCGTCCAGGTTATCGTTGTCATCGCCAGCAGTTGTGGCATCTTCACCGTTGATGTTGTCATCGAAGGGGATAGCCATCATGGTGATGCCATCGTTACCGCCTTTTTCATAGCGGTTGCAGAATTCAGTATCAAACACGCCTTCCGGTGGAAGGTCATTCACGACGGGGAAATTTACGCGAACGGGTTTTTTGAAATCATCCTCGTCGTAGCCTGCATCGTCCATGGCTGCAATGCAGCGGGAAACTGCGACAGAAAGTTTTCTGGCCTCGGTCCAGAAAAAACCGCCTTTGATGCCAAGGCGTTTTCTGACTTTATCGTTTTTTGCTTCGCAGTGTAGTGCAAAAGTCTGTTTATCAGCGCTCATTGTATTTAAACCTCTGGCTGGATTAGAATTAGCGGCCCTTTGTCTGATTTCTCCGAATACGGTGACGCAGGGAGAAATCCGGTAGCCTGCGCTGCCGGATTTTTATTTCAGTGGAAGGTTGCCTGGTTTGCTGTTTTGTGAGTTGTTTTTCCCTTTTCGTGCTGGCATTCAGGGCAGTCGCACTCGGAATTTTCTCTTGCAAACTCAAGAGCCTGCGCCAGTGTATGGATTTGTTGTACTCCAATGTTGCTTCTGACGACTTCACGTGCAGCATGAATATATGGGCTTGGTGTTTTGCCATTTAACCCACATAAAACAAAACGACTGTCCTTATATTCGTTATTTCCAACTTCTGTAAGCACTGAAAAAGAAAATACAAAGTCGATTTTGTATTCTTTGCATATTTTACTGATGCGTTCTGCAATTTCTTTGAGTTCATTTATTGCATCAGGACTGGTTTCGGAAAATATTTCATTTTGCGCAAGTTCTTTCATTTTGATTTTTCCGTGATTGATAATTAATGCGGTTTTATTTCGGCTTGTCTGTTACAGATATGGAAGGTGTATTTTATTACTCGTCACAACGACGCTGCTTTTACGGGTAAGCCATCGCGCCCGATGAAAACTTTAATCATGCAGTCGGTAATGCATGTTTTTGTTGTGAAGTTACGAATATAGAGTTTTCTCTTTTCAATATTGTTTGCTGAAGCGATATATGTCCGACCTTCATGAAGAACATAATCGCCAGGCGTCACGCACTGACGTGGTATTTCATCAGTTCCGAAGTGATGAGCAATCATAATTATCTCCATTTTCACAAATGAACTTTGTTGATGCGGTGCCTGGTGCCTCCAGGTGACGTTAACCAGTTAACAACTAACGCCGGGTCAGGGGACGATGACTTTCCGTGACATCCTGTCGGTTTAACTGTTCCGCGTGCGCATAGCCGCATTCACCGCATCACAAAATTCACTTTAAAAAGGGCGGACATCAGCAATCGGCAAACCGATATCCGCCAAGGGTTACACACAGCAATGTTGTTATTCACAACCGGAAGCGCACGGTCGAAGAAATCTAACGACAATCCTTCTATGGGAAAGAGTCTTCGCCTCGCGCTTTCGTGTAGTACCCTGGCTTTCAGGGTAATGTCTGTTCAGTAAACTGAGAGTGCAGGAACTCACCCGTGTCCGGCGCACGATCTCCACCTCACCCGTGGAGAACTCCTCAACTACAAACCCCGTAAGGAGAGTGAATTTATGACACAAGAAGAAAAAGTGATGTTTCTGATGCGGCTGGCTGTCGATACTTACAACACACAATTTACGGAGAAAGATATACCTCAAAAGGCAGTTCCTGCCGCGGTAGATAAGGGCGGTGCTATTGCCGTATTTTACGATGCATTTGAATCATTTTTTAATGAAAAACTCGACGCTGTTAGCGACTTCGGAACATCGAGTAATAAATAACGTTCATTACGGTTCTTAAACAACAATCAGTGGGCTTGATGTTGTTCTTTTCAAGCTCACTTGCCATCACTTCCATTATTCTTGCACTTACACGAATTATTTGGTGGCTGTAAGCGACGCAACTGTCGCTGATATTGCTGTTTATTTCTATTACTTCATTTTCACTGGCGGCGCTAAATTTGGATATGCCGTTTCCATTGTCCTGTTTCAGTGCTGTTTCCGCTATCCGGATGCGTTCCTGCGTTGCGGAATTTGGGCTAAGTCGATAAACCTGTCTGGCATCTTCCAGAAGCAGGGCGATAATGTGCTTCAGTTCTGTTTCATTCATAGTTAACTCCGGTAGTTGCAATTTATTAATATCAGGCGGTCAGCTCTTTAAGCTTCTGAACTGCTTTATTCATTTCATCCATACAGTCGATGAATTCGTCCAGTTTAAGCTGCATTTTTCCGGCGGCCTGAAGAATTTCAAGTTTTAAGGGCGCAAGTTTTTTGTTGTAATCGACGCAGGTTATTAACTCGCGGCCAGTAATATTTTGGCTTGGCACGAGATCCGGGTCTTGAACCTACACAAACTATATAGCTCTCTTCTTTCCTCGGAAGGCCAGGTGCATCTAGCAGACGGCCTAGTTCGAATTTTTTTACGTTGACACCAGGAGGAATCACCTCGACGATAAACCCGATTTTTACCTTCGTTACACCGTTTGATGAGCTTGACCATTTAACTTCATCGTTCAATTTGAACTTCATCATTAACCTCAATCGTAATAAGCCGGAATTGATTTTCCGCGTTGTTTCTGGCGGCCTGAGCAAGTCACACCCATTTCACTGCGTGGTTTGCGGTAGTAAATACGGTTCTGTTTACTCTCGACTTCTTCTGCCTTCTTGCAGCGAAGGCTTCCGAGTGATACTGCTTTGTCTGCTCCGACGCAACCAGAGATCTTTAGCGCAATCTTCCGTGTCAGTCTTTCACTACTGCGTCGCTCTGCAATAAGTTCTTCCCTGCGAGCTTTATAGCGGCTTTTTGCCGTACCTTTGGATTCTTTCCAGATTATGGTTACCATGATGGTCTCCTTTAAGTGGCTTTGGTGTATGACGCGTCGAGGTGTTTTTCTTCTCGATCGCGGCCTTGCAACTGAAATTCGCGTCATCCCCAAAACCACTTAGATTTTGGTCTCAACGGTTAGGTTGAGAGTCCATCAATGTTAAAGAGCCGGCCAATCTGTTCCGTTTGGCTTCCAGCGTCCTGCTGTTGAATTGAAGATAACCTAAGTTATCTGGTTGTTCAATAACTATATTTATCATTTTATGAAAAACGTTATAAATAACTGATAACAAAAATATTTTATTTTTTGTGGTATCCGCGTGATATTTTCAAGGGGGAAAGGCTGATTGTTATGGGTGATTGCATGTTAATCGAAGGGGAATTTGGTGTGTTGCACCAGCGGGTAGTCGAAATTCTAGGGGTGTCGTTGCTTGAGGTTATTGCTACTGGGGAAGCTATTTCAGCAGATGCTATTGCGGGAATGATCCGAGTGCTTCACCATGATGAATTGGATGATCTCGCTGTGAAGTTAGCTATAGATGTGTTACTTCAGGATATGCGACTGTGTAATTAAGTAAATAAAACCCGGCACTGGAGCCGGGGGATTTAGAAATGGCATTTTATGAATTGGCTACTTGGCGAATGGTTTACCATCGGTGGTATTGAGCACAATAAAAGGCCGTTCTTCGTGAGTGTTCTTATAGCAAAAGTTCAGTTGGAGTCTGATTACCAGCTATGTGATGACCAGAACACTCGCCCTATGATTCTTACGTTTTTGTAGAATTCTTCTCTGTTCATTACTTCATCAGGATACTCTTCGCGGTTTATCGATCTGATAATTACCGATGTTGGCGTGGCTATGAGCGTTTTTACCCTTAACAAATCAGCTTGGCAAATTGCATATGTTTTACCATCCCTGATGCTCGTATCTTGCGTGTTTACCCCCACCACATCACCATCATGGAGTGTTGGCTCCATGCTTTGCCCAACAACCCTGACCAACTTTGCCGCTTTTTCTGGAACTCCCATTTTTTTCAGGTAATAGCGCCTAAAAACTAGAGAGAATTCTGCGGACTCCTCCAATGCACAACTTCCTCCGCCAGCTGAAAGTGAAATATTTAGAAGGGGGAGCGCAACAAATTCGTCATTATCATTTTGATGATCATCCCAGGCGATAGCTTTTAAAGATGATTCCCGAGCATTAGATGGCTCTTCTGCGCTCTGTGGTCTCATTGACCCTATACCAGAGCTTAGCCATTCAGGGCGAACTCTTAACGCGTTGGCTAATTCGACCATTTTACGTGATCCGGTTGTTTTACCAGATGACATCTTTTGTATGGCTGGTTGTGATACCCCCACCATGTCTGCAAGTTGTGCTTGTGACAACCCGGCTGAACTCATGGCGGCATTTAGTCTTTCTGCGAATGTTTTCATACCTGTAATCTATAACCACGGTTATCAAAAGTAAAACAACAATTGTTATTGCCCTGGTGTATAACTCATGTTATTTTTGGTTATGCTTTATTTGCTGTAGAGGTATGCTCATGAATTTAGTGATTCAGCGAGCCTTGAATATTGTTGGCAGTCAAAAACGACTTGCAGCTGATTGCGGCGTATCACAGCCCGCTGTTCATAAATGGTTGCGAGGCGGAAAAGTTTCTCCTGAAAAAGTTTTCGCTATCGTTAATGCCACCAATGGTCAGGTTAAGGCTTACGAAATTCGCCCGGACTTACCGCACCTGTTTCCTCATCCGAACCAGGCTGAATAAGTAACACCGCTCTTTAACATTGCTGGTCGTTCACCTCTAACAGGGTGAGCAAACATCAGTGGCAAACCCATTGGGGATTGCCGCTTAACCCCATATCAATATAGGAAAATTAACAAATGTCACAAACAAGTTACAGCAAACTGTCACAGCGCGATATCGATCGCGCTGAAACGGATTTACTTATCAACCTGTCAGCTCTGACGCAAAGGGGACTGGCGAAGATGATTGGCTGCCATGAATCGAAGGTCAGTCGTACCGACTGGCGATACATCGCGGCGATTTTATGCGCGTTTCAGATGGCATCTGATATCAGTCCGATCAGCCGGGCTTTCCAGCATGCCATTAACGTTCATGCAAATAAAAAACGTCCGGTTGGGGCCGGACGTTCTGAGCAAATCCTGATGAATATCTGATATTCAGGCAGGGCATGGAGCAATACACGGGAATAATTCTGCCACATCTGGAAGAATTTCGCCAGCAACAACACCAACCGCAGCAGCCTGAAGCCGATTGGGTTAACCCGGAGATACCGGGACCGTCTGTGAAGATGTGCAGTCACACCAATGTGCAGTCACACCAACCGCAGCAGCCTGAAGCCGATTGGGTTAACCCGGGAGATACCGGGACCGTCTGCGGTATGGAGTAAATCTTGTATGCGAGGGGACTATGCGTAATTACGCAACAATTTCACCTCAGTTCTGGTTAGGCGAAACAGGGAGAAAACTAAGGAAGTCTGGTCCGGAATGTATGGTAGTGGCGTTGTATATGATGACCTCGCCTCATTCCAATATGCTGGGCCTTTATTACCTGCCTGTTTTGTACATTGCTCACGAAACCGGACTTGATCCTGAAGGGGCTTCTAAGGGGCTTCAAATGGCTTGCGAGGCTGGTTTTTGCAGCTATGACCATGATTCTGAGGTTGTATGGGTGCATGAAATGGCAGCATGGCAGGTTGGTGAATCGCTGAAACCTGGCGATAACCGTTGTGCTGGGGTAAGAAATGAATATTCCGCGTTGCTGGAAAATCCTTTTTTATCATCCTTTTATGATAGATATAAGGATGATTTCCACCTGGATGTCAGACGTGAATCATGTCGGAAAATTGAAGCCCCTTCAGAGCCCCTTTCAAGCCAAGAACAGGAACAAGAACAGGAAAGGGATAAAACCCTTCTGGTCCATGGCGAAAAAATCGCCACGGACCCGCAGGGGGATTTTTGTCCTGTTCTGACTGAACGTCCAGGACCAGCTGGCACGACACCGGAAGCAGATTCCGGGCGTTGTGTGCAGCAGGTGCTGATCGTCGAACCGGAGCAACAACGCCAACCGCAGCAGCCTGAAGCCGATTCCGCGATGAGCGGGAAGCCGATTGGGTTAACCCGGGCGATGCCGGGACCGTCTGCGGGACGAGTTGATTATCCTGACGTGTTCGAACGGGTCTGGCGTGAATATCCGCATCGGGCAGGGTCAAACCCGAAGAAATCCGCGTTCAATGCCTGGAGGGCCAGATTACGCGAAGGGGTGTCACCGGATGTCGTGCTGGATGGCGTGAGGCGTTACGCAAGATACCTGGAGGCTACCGGGAAAGCGGGAACTGAATTTGTTCAGCAGGCATCGACGTTTTTTGGCCCGAACAGGAATTTCGAAAATCCGTGGTCGCTGCCGAAGGCTGGCGCAGTCAGCCTGCGTTGCGTGAATCACATTTCTGAACCGGACACCGAAATTCCGCCGGGTTTCAGGGGGTAATCAGCCATGAAAAACATTTCGACAGGAGGGATTCTTGAACGGGTGCGCCGTCTGGCACCACCGCACGTGGCAGCACCGTTCCGGACGACCGACGAATGGCGGGAATGGCAACTGGCTGAGGGCCGTAAGCGCAGCGAGGAAATTAACCGCCTGAATCATCAGGCGCGGGTTGAAAAAATCCTGAACCGTTCGGGCATCCAGCCGCTTCACAGGAAGTGCTCATTCGGGAACTACCGGGTGCAGAACGACGGTCAGCGCCATGCTCTGAGTCAGGCAAAATCCATCGCGGCAGAGCTGCATACCGGCTGCACGAATTTCGTGTTCAGCGGTAAACCTGGCACCGGGAAAAATCACCTTGCAGCAGCGATTGGCAACTGGCTAATGGCGAAGGGGAGAAGCGTGATTATCGTCACCGTGTCCGATGTCATGAGTGTGTTGCATGACGGCTACGACAACGGCAAGTCCGGGGAAAAATTTTTACAGGAGCTTTGTGGAGTTGACCTTCTGGTCCTTGACGAAATTGGCATCCAGCGTGAGACGAAAAACGAGCAGGTGGTACTGCACCAGATTGTTGACCGCCGGACGGCATCACTGCGCAGTGTCGGGATGCTGACAAACCTGAATCATGCCGCAATGAGCACGCTTCTTGGTGAGAGGATTATGGACCGGATGACCATGAACGGTGGTCGTTGGGTGAATTTTAACTGGGAGAGCTGGCGGTCAAACGTTGGACGTCAGGGTATGTGAGAATTTTTGACGAGGTAAATTTTCGATGGAAACCGTATTGCATGCACTGAAAGCGATGGGAAAAGCCAATTCTGTTGAACTGGCGGCGCGGCTTGATATCAGCCGTGAAGAAGTTCTCAACGAACTGTGGGAACTCAAAAAAAATGGCGTTGTTGATAAAACGGGTCACACCTGGTTTCTGGCTGTCGAAGGTGAATCCCAGGTAACCGAAGAGCGGCCAGTAAAATCTGAAACACAGGATATGCTGACCGAAGAGGTCGCTCCAAAAGTTAGCGCTGACATGATGATTGAGTTTATCTCTCAGGAGGGGGCTAAAACCTGTGAAGAAATAGCGGGTAAGTTCGGAGTTACCACTCGCAAGGTTGCTTCCACGCTGGCGGTGGTAACCGCAACGGGGCGGCTGGCACGCGTTAATCAGAACGGTAAATTTCGTTACTGCATGCCGGGGGGTAATTTACCAGCAGATCCGAAAACCGCGCCGGTAACGGAAAATGATGGTAAGGCCTTTCCTCAGCCAGCAGGTGCTGCGTTACCAGTCCGGGAAGCCGCAACACAGGAAGAAATTAAAACAGAAACTGTGGCGGACATTGTGCAGTCGTTGCCATCGTTTACCGAAACGCAAGCAGATGAGCTGATTTTTCCGTCCCTGCGCAGGGCAAACCTGGCGCTGCGCAGGGCGAAAAGTGATGTTCAGAAGTGGGAGCGAGTCTGCGCCGCGCTGCGGGAGCTGAATAAACACCGGGATATTTTCAGTTCGATTGCTGATATTCCGGTTCATTCACCGACAACAAAGTGATCTCCGGAGGTGCTTATGACAAGAGCATTTACACCAGAAGAGCGGGAAAAAATTAAGGGGCTGATCGTGGAATTCGTACGCCTTAACGGACGAGGCACGATTCGGCAGTTATCGGATGAAATTGGTGTCAGTCATGCGTCTGTCGGTCGTTTATGCATGGAGCTGGCCGCCAGTGGTGATGTTTACAATTCCGGTTACGGAGTATTCCCGTCTGAACAGGCTCGTAAGGACTGGCAAAATGCCCGCAAAAAACTCTCAAGGGCAAAGTCGAAGAAACCGGTTGTCGTTGATCCAGACCTTATCCGGGCATTACCAGATGGGGAAATACGGCGCTACGACAGACGCTACAACACAATTTGTCGCGAGTGCCGTAACAGCGAAACGATGCAGCGTGTGCTGGCATTCTGGCGAGGGAGTGCAGAGGGATTGATGTTCTCCCCGTCGTGAATGACGGGGGCTTACGTGTTCAGAAAAGTGATTCATATAGAGGCTGAATCTGATCTTTTTTGTTCACGTCTGGCTTCCACCATTGCAGGCAGAGTGAAGGCGTAGACTAAAAACATTTCGGTAAAACTCAGGATCTGGCTTGCCTCAATTGGTGTGAAAACTTCATCTGTATGAACTGCTTTATTGGCATCAATTCGTACAATATGAGCCCATTCCTTCATCTGTTCAGTGATCAGGCCTTTTTTGTAAATCATCTGAATACGTTGCGACAGCGATTCTTTTCCTGCTTCATCGCCGAGCAGTTTTTTCGTGGAGATATCGAGGACTCTGCGACAAAGAATAACCACTGTGTCGTACCGCCTCCTCTGTAAATCCTCTTTTGCCTCAACAAAAGTACGGTCTGCAACCGGGGGCGTATATTCTGGTGCGGTAATTTTTTTGACCACAGGATAGATCTTGCGGAAACGGTACTGGCTATTTCCTGAAATCAGAATATCGAGGTCTTTTTTCTGGCTTTCCGCCATGGGACCGTGATAGTGGTCTGATGGGATTTCAACAATAGCAACACCTCCTCGATGACAACTTCTGCATACAAAAGCGACGTTAAAAAAAGGTGTTTTTTCAATTTGTTTTTCGGCAAATGCCTCAATAACAGCTCGCTCTTTTAAACAGTGCGGGCATGTGATATCAAAGGAGACTAAACCCATGGATATTCCTCGCGAAATTAAAGAAATTAACGAAATCATTGAGGTTACTGATCGCCCCGAGTTTACCCTCATGCGTCGTTATGAAACAGGAACCGACGAACAAAAATACATCATGGTTGCAGCATTGGCTGTGATGGCGATAGAAAGGGAGCGAAGGGAAAAGGACGTAATGGTTATTCCTGAGAGAAATGATTCACCGGATTTGAGATGGCAGGAGCCGGAGTGGGATGTGGTAATCCGGTGATTGATATTTCTCTGGGGTAAAGCGCCGCCAGAATGACGGCGCGGTAGTGGAGAGTTAAACGAAGCGGATCTGGAGTTTTTTCCCTGTAGCACGGGCGAATTTTTTCAGTGTGGCAAATGATGGGCCGCTTGTACCTGATGCAAGATTGCTTTCCATTCTGGTTATCGCAGTCGCTTTTGTTCCCATACGTTCAGCAACTTCAGCCTGGGTTAAGCCAGCTTCTTTTCGTGCTGCCAGCATTTCATCAAGTAGTGCGAATTCATCGGCGATGGCGTCGTATTCTGCTTTTACTGCGGGGTTAGACAACATTTTTTCTACCATTTCATCGTGTGTCATGGTAGGTGGGGTACGTTTACCAGTCATGCTTAACCTCCTTCATTCTGGTTTCAGCTTTTCTAAGCTCGGCAGGTGGAGTTTTTTGCGTTTTCTTTACAAAGCTATGCAACATAATGATTCGCTTTCCTTTTAGCGTGCAGTAAAAAACACGCCCTATGCCTTCCGAGCCCTTAAGGCGGATTTCAAACAAACCGTCGCCAAATGCCTCTGTATGCGGGGAACCAAGATTAGCTCCGTAAATACGCATTTTCTCCGTGTACCGAATGTACCGGGCTTGTAAGGTCTCAGGAAGAGAAAGGATCTCAGCTTCAACCTCGTCACTGTAGTATTCGATAATGTAGTTTATGAGAGTAAACATAACAAATTTGTTATATACATTCAAGGTATGTTGACGACAACACATATCCGGGATTATATTCTTCGCACGCCAGCAAAATCTGGCGTCGGGATTAGGAACCCCGGATAGAAACCGCGACAGAGACACGCCGCGAGCGTGTTTTTTATTGTCGTATGCACACGCACATCTGAATTATGGTGGGGCGTATAGGGGAGCTGAAAAGCTCGCCGGTTGGTTTCCCGGTAGTTCCTAACCCTGTACGTCTCGCCACCCGATGATTAGGAACCTGACGGTGGTGATAGTTTAGAAACCACTCGAGGGCGTCATTATGACAACTCAAGTTTCTGTTGAAACACTCTCCACGATTACTTACAAGCAGATCCCCGTTATCACTACCGAACTTTTGGCGCACCTTTACGGCACAGAAGCTATTCGTATTCGCCAGAATCACCACGAAAACAAAGGTCGTTTCATTGAGGAAAAACACTTCTTCAAACTTGAAGGTGAAACTTTACGTGAGTTCAAGCACAGAGTAGCTTTTAACTACTCTGTGAAAATTGCCCGTAACGTTCGCTCCCTCATCCTATGGACAGAACGCGGCGCAGCCCGTCATGCAAAAATGCTCGAAACCGATCGGGCGTGGGAAGTGTTCGAAAAACTGGAAGACTGCTATTTCAGCCAGGGAAAAACAACACAAACCGAACAGCAGTCGCAGATTCAGCCACAATTCACAGCCGAGGAAATCATCCTCCTTTGCTACATGCAACTCTGGATGGAAAAAGCCCAGGACCTTAGCAAGCAGCTGTACCCCATAATGAAAGAGCTGAACTCCTCATACACGAACAAGCTGTATGACATTGCGTTTGAGACTATCTACATGGTGACGAAGAACAGAGACGCGCTACTAAGGGAGGTAACACGTCTCGACATGTCAAGTTCCGTTATCCAGCGGGCCATGCCAATGCTGAAAAGCCTGCGGGCAAGACAATTTGAATTCTGAAACTAAAGGAGCTTCGGCTCCTTTTTTGTTGGGAAAATCCAGTGAGAGGGAATAATGAACCAGACTATCTTCCTCCGAAGTAAGCAGCAGCAACAATTCGCCATTAACGCCATCCTTGCAACAACTCTCGATAAAGACAAACCCGTTACGATCCGTATCACCGATTACAAGCGTAATCTCGCTCAAAATGCAAAATTTCACGCGATGGTCGCTGATATATCCCGCCAGGTTAAGTGGTGCGGCAGGTGGCTAAAACCAGAACAGTGGAAAGTTTTGTTAATCAGCGGTCATGCCGTGGCGACAAAACAGGAAGCTGATGTTTTGCCAGGTCTTGAAGGTGAATACGTCAATATCCGCGAAAGCAGTGCGCAAATGAGCGTGAAGCGTATGGCAAGCCTGATTGAGTACACAACATCCTGGGCCGTGGATCAGGGTGTCAGATTTACCGACAGGAGGTACGAATGAGACGACAGCGACGAAGCATCACCGATATCGTCTGTGAAAACTGCAATTACCTTCCAACCAAACGCTCCCGAAATAAACCCAGGCCAGTCCCCAAAGAATCTGATGTTAAAACCTTCAACTATACGGCTCACCTGTGGGATATCCGGTGGCTAAGGCGTCGAGCAAGATTTAATTGTCACTCCGGATAGCCTACTGCATGAGGAATAAGATGATGACAAACCTACGCAAAGAAGCGCGCGGCAGAGAATGCCAGGTACGGATTTATGGCGTATGCAATGGCAACCCTGAAACTACAGTTCTGGCGCATTACCGAATGGCTGGAATTTGCGGAACGGGAACAAAGCCAGATGATCTGTTGGCTGCATGGGCCTGTAGTGACTGCCATAATGAAATCGATCGCCGTACTCGCATTCTCGACAACAACGACGCCAGACTTTACCACCTGGAAGGCGTGATCAGGACGCTGGCGATATTGCTGAAGGAGGGGAAGATTAAGTCATGAATGAATATGAGTTTGTGCTTCCCTGGCCGCCGACGGTGAATACCTACTGGCGAAGACGGGGAAGCCAGTACTACATCAGCGATAAAGGCCAGAAATACCGAAAAGACGTACAGCAAATCATCCGGCAACTCAGATTAGACATTTTCACTAAATCACGACTTCGCATCACAATTATTGCTGAACCACCAGATTCCCGCCGTCGCGACCTCGATAACATCCTGAAAGGTTTACTCGACTCTCTTATCCACGCCGGATTTGCGGAAGACGACGTGCAATTCGATGACATTCGCGTAATTCGCGGCGTGAAAGTGCTTGGCGGTAGAGTGGGGATAAAAATCACCGAACTGGAGAACATATGAACGCCACAATTCAAACAATACCGGAATTGCTTATCCAGGCACGAGGCAATATGACTGAAGTTTCACGAAAACTGAACTGTAATCGTGCTACGGTCAGAAAATATGTCGGTGATAAAGAAGGCAAACGGCACGCCGTCGTCAACGGTGTCCTTATGGTTCACCGTGGATGGGATAAGGGGAAAGCTACTGATGCGTGATATTCAGCAGGTGCTTGAACGCTGGGGTGCATGGGTGGCAAATAATCATGAGGATGTGAGCTGGTCGCCCATTGCTGCCGGATTTAAGGGGCTGATCCCCGAAAAAGTAAAATCACGTCCACAGTGCTGTGATGATGACGCGATGATTATATGCGGGTGTATGGCCCGCCTTAACAGAAACAACAGTGATTTGCATGAGTTGCTGGTTGATTGCTACGTGCGGGGGATGACGTTTATGTCACTGGCGCGAAAACATGAATGCTCTGATGGGACTATCGGAAAGCGGCTGCAAAAAGCTGAAGGTGTTATTGAAGGAATGCTGATGATGCTGGATGTTCGGCTGGAGATGGACAGATATGTGCAGCGCCTGTGATAGCAGGCGCTTGTCGTTCACTATGTGAAGTATGTCAATTTGTGAACGTTATGCTATTTACTTTACAGGACAAGGACGTAAGAGTTATCTACCGTTTAACCGCAGAGATACAACAACAATGAACAGGGGGCAAAATGGACATTGAAGATTTTCTGGAGGCGGAAGACAATGATCTGTCTCTGTGGAGTGATGATATTTTAAGCATTGACTGGTTCGTTATCCTCAAAGAGCTTTTGAAATACCAGAACAGGTTAAAGTTAAACTATTCAGAATTACTTCTGCTGGCTAATTTTGTTTCATTTCACCAGGACGTAGATTCGCAAACATTACCATCAATATCTCTTTTTGCCACCAGAATGCGTACATCCCGGGACGCCATACAAGGAGTCCTGGTGTGTCTGGAGGAGAAAGATATGTTACAGAAGATAAGTTACGCGCAAATCGATCATGACGATGATTTGCGAAACATCTATGATATCAAGCCATTAATCCGCCGGTTAATTTGGTTATTGAAAAGTGGTTGTGATAAAAAGCATACTTGCCCCCTCTGCGGGAAAGTCGCTATATCTAATGAGGAAATTGAGAAAAAATTCGGATTCAGAATTTGTGGGAATAAGAAAAGGCCGCAAAGCTGGTGTCGTTCATGCAGAAGCCCCAAACAACGCCGACTGAATACATTGTTATGTGGTAAAAAAAGAGCTCGAAAATCCTCGCCCGAGGTGGTGTAAAGCGTCGTAGAACCCCGGTCCTCTTGTTTGATTCCATACCTGAATAAAGTGGGATGCCAAAAAAGTATTTTACGTACGTAAAAATCTGCATATCATGATAAGAGTGGTTACATTGCCACGCAGCCGAACCCGCCGATGCGCGGGTTTTTTTGTACCCAGAATCCTGTGAGCTATACGGAAAGTACACAGAAAGGAAGGTGCGACCGCAATTAATAACAAAATCTTAAAAATATCATATGGCACTATTAGTTTTCTAAATATTGTATATTTTAAGTATTGCAGGATAACCCTGTAACGAAGTTTGCGTAACAGCATTTTGCTCTACGAGTTTGCCAGCCTCCCCTGGTGGCTGGCTTTTTTTGTATCCGTTCAACAGGAATGTTACATACCTCACAATTAAGTCAGTTGAATGTTGTCTGCCCGGATGAGAATTTGTTAGAAAAAACTGCATGGTGAATCCCCCTAAGCGGCGGGGCATCTGGCAAAGTGTATGATCCAGCGAACATGCAAATTCAGTAGCCAGGCTGAATTTACCGGGAGGCACCTGGCACCATGCGACAGACAGAAATTAGGCTATACTTCAGCCCCTCTCCGGAGGGGCTTTTCTGTGCAGGATGTGTCACAGTTTCCTGAATTCTGAGTACTGTCCTGTTACTCAGGGTGCTATATTTTCTGACGTGATGAAAGTCTGCCGGAAGGCGGAACGTATCGGAAATGACCCAGTAGAGAAAACGTTGACTCAGATACCGATGCTGAGTTACCGGGAAACCGGCATCACATGACCGCTATCCTTCCAGGCTCGCTCCGGCGGGCCTTTTTACTGCAGAAAACAGTTTTCCCGTAAAATGCCACGTTACTCACAATTCAGGCTGGCGATTATTGTCTGGCCAGCGGGAAGTTTGTTAAAAAAATATGGCATGGTGAATCCCCCTGTGCGGAGGGGCATATCAGCGACAGGTGTTTGGTCACACCCCTTATCCTTTCTGGTGCGGGTTCAGGTGCTGATACTGAACTCACCGGGAGGCACCCGGCACCATGCATGAACGGTACATAGCGCTACTCTCCAGCCCCTCTCCGGAGGGGCTTTCTTGTTGGATAAAAAAAAGCCCGCGCCGGGAAGCGCGGGTGGCAAGGAATAAACAACAAAACGTGAAGTGATCAATTTTCAGCTGGCGAATAATACCTGATAGTAATCACTCTGCGCAACTGTATGGTCTTTTTCGTATTGCGGGCTGTAGTCATCCTCCTGTTTCTGAACCCTTGTCCATGACTGACGTCAGCCCGCACCTTATCTTGATTGCATACACTATCCCTGCCGGGAGGAATAATGGCATTTAAACACTATGACGTGGTCAGGGCATCATCGCCGTCAGACCTCGCAGGAAAACTGACGCAAAAACTGAAGGAAGGCTGGCAACCCTATGGTAGTCCGATTATCTCAAACGCGGGTTATGGTGCTGAATTTATCCAGGCTATAGTCGCTGAAGGGGATATGACCTCTCCGGTAGTTTCACCGGGGGGAGATGGTACCCGGACTGTTGTTGTTGAACCAGAATATTACTTTGTCATTGCGCTGGCCGGACAGTCAAACGGCATGGCGTATGGTGAAGGCCTGCCGCTGCCGGAGACATATGACCGTCCGGACCCGCGTATTAAACAGCTGGCGCGTCGCAGTACGGTGACACCGGGTGGTGCGGCCTGTGCATATAACGACATCATTCCGGCGGACCACTGCCTGCATGATGTGCAGGATTTGAGCCGTTTTTCTCATCCGAAAGCCAGCGCAGAGCAGTATGGGTGTGTCGGACAGGGATTGCATATTGCCAAAAAGCTGTTGCCCTTTATGCCGGAAAATGCGGGTATTTTGTTAGTGCCGTGCTGTCGTGGTGGCTCTGCGTTTACAGCCGGTGCTGACGGAACGTTCAGTGAAAGTTCAGGAGCGTCGGATAAATCTGAACGATGGGGCGTTGATAAGCCGTTGTATAAAGACCTGCTGACACGCACTCAGGCCGCGCTGAAGGCAAACCCCAAAAACATACTGCTTTGTGTTGTCTGGATGCAGGGCGAGTTTGATTTAAAACAGGGAGCGTACGCCAGTCAGCCCGCCATGTTTGATGCCATGGTGGAAAAATACCGTTCTGACCTGGCGGGAGTATCCGGTCAGTGCGCTGGTGCTTCTCCTTCTCTGGTGCCCTGGATTTGTGGTGACACGACGTACTACTGGAAGGAGACGTATTCAGCGCAATACGATGCCGTCTATGGCGCATACAAAACCAAAGCCGGTAAAAATATCTTCTTTGTGCCGTTTATGATGGATGACAATGGTCAGAAAGTCGGGACTGCGTATTTTCATGAAAGGAGATCACTCAATAACTTCCATCGAGATCGGGTAATAACATTTGAACAGATCGCTGAATAACATCGATGGAGATCACTTTTGACTCATTTTGTTATTCAGTGATCTCCATCAATGTTATTGGAACTTCACAGGTGTGTTGATCTGTATCTTTTGCCATTCCGGTAAAGGATACCTATGCCAACAGTTCCAATTTCTATGAGAAAACTTAAAGAAATTCTTAGGCTTAAATACGGTGTTGGACTCAGCCATCGACAAATTGGTCGTAGTCTTGCAATCTCCCCTTCCGTTGTA